CGAAGGAGGGGACCTCTCCCGAAGCTTTTTGGGGGTTTGGTCAGTCTTGTGTTCAGTGAGTCTGATGGGTCACTACTTAGTAACCCATCGACGGATGCCATTTGGTGCATCCGTCAACTGGCTTACGCATTCTACAAGCTCGAATTCCCGCTGACTGAACAGCAGGTCGGTGCTTCTGTAGAGTCCTATGTTAAGACTGATGCCGCTCTTCCCGAGGGCACCGAGTCTGTGGGTCAATTCCCACTACGGACACGCGTATTGCTAAGTGGTGCGCGCCTGGTCGTGGAGCGATTACTCGCTCAATTCGACTACCGGGACATTCTTCCCCGGCATGGCCCAGGTGCGGTGGCGACTGGAGAGAACCGAGAACGTAAGTGGGTCTTTTCCCGCTTTTACAAGCGGCTCCACGAGGTGTACCCGTATTACGAGTACTTCGTCGGATGTAGGTCCCAGTTCTTGGACGATGGACGAGCTGTCTGGTTCTCGCGAAAGCGGGAACTTGAGGGTGTGTCGAAATACACCCTTGTCCCAAAGGATTCTAGGGGACCCCGAGGGATCTCTATGGAACCTTTGGAATATCAGTTCATCCAACAGGGGATTTTCCGGAAGATGAAAGTCTTTCTTGAATCCCACCCTCTCTCCAGAGGACACATCTGTTTCACGGATCAAACCGTGAATCAGAGACTTGCCATGAGCTCCTCCATCTCTCGACGATACGCAACCGTCGATATGAAGGATGCCTCAGATCGCGTTTCGCTTTGGCTAGTCCGGACACTGTTTTCCGGATGCCCGGGCCTACTTCGGGCCCTTGAGGCGACGCGGTCGGCAAAGACGCTACTCCCAGATGGGCGGACAATTTCCTTGCGGAAGTTCGCTCCAATGGGATCAGCTCTATGTTTCCCCATTGAGGCCGTCGTTTTCTTCTCCCTCCTCGTTTCCGAGGAGATGTTGGAGAACGACCTCACTCTCGAGGAAGCATGTCGCAAGGTATTTGTCTACGGCGACGACATAGTCTGTCGCCCGGATACGTACCTTGCTGCGTCCAGGGACTTTCCCATTCTTGGTCTTAGGATCAATTCTGGGAAATCCTACTACCGGGGGTTCTTTCGTGAATCGTGCGGTGTTGACGCTTATTGCGGCGTCGACGTTACTCCGCTCCGATTCCGACACCTCCTTTCTGAAAGAGGCACGCTTGGTCCGAAACAGATCGCATCGCTCGTGGCACTGCGAAACAGCCTATATACGAAAAGCTGTTTTGCCACATGCGCGTATCTCGACAACCTTCTGGAGTCTGCCCTCGGTCCACTCCCGCGATGCCCCGTTGGGGCACGGTGGGGAGGCCTGGCTCTCTTCAGTCATAAGGCGGGACGCATCTTAGCTGATCGCGTCCGATCGAGGTACAACCACCATCTTCAGCGGCGTGAGATCCTCGCTTGGCAGGTAATCCCTGCTACACGGCGGTCTTCGTTCACTGGGTGGCTTGCGATCCAGCAATTCCTCCATCACGGAGGGGTTCCGGATCGGGTACCCGCAGGTTCTTCCTCTGCCTCCATTCTTAGGAGAAAAAGGAAGTGGTTGGGGGACGACTACACGACGTAATCGTCTTCAAAGGGGG